ATTGCAGAACCTTTGGCATTTGGCCTGCCCGAGTTTGAGGTCCTGAGATACCGTATGTTTTTTGTTCATTTTGGCCGAATTGAATTAAACCCTTATGGCGACCACCAGCACCACCAACAATATTGGGGTCCATGTTAGGACCAGACTCTAAAGATAAGAATGCACCAAATTCATATGGATCCAAGCCTAATGCCTTGGCCCCACGGAAGATAGCCATCCGTTCTTCTTGTGGAAGTATTCCTTGTTTAGGTGTCGTCATGGTATTTAACTCTTTATTGCCCTACCCAATTTGAACTTGCTTTAAAACCAGGTGTAAATACAGTTTGTACAGATACAAGCAGGCTTGTAGCAAGTACCAAGTTTTTAACGTGGTTTGAGCAGAGGGTCATAAGAAAGGTCAAAAATTACTTTTTCAGCTGTCTCCGGAAGGCTTGCTTCAGGAGTGCTTTTTGAGTTTGGTCTAATTTATCGTCTTTTGGAGGTTTAACTACAGCCTGTGCCTGTTCGTAACCTACTTGCCTTGGGCTAACAGATTGAGCAAGCTGTGGATTAGTTGTTGCCCAGATTTGTAAACCAATGCGTTGCTTCTCTTCTGGAGTAGAAGCAGAGTTGTACTGTTGTGTAAGATCTGCAACTTGGTATTTCTTAGCAAGCTGATCTTGTTCTGCTAACTGAAGAGCACGGCTTTTTTCTTGTTCATAAGCACGATCTGCAGGTGTTACAGCTGTTGGTCTTGCTTGATATTCACCCGCTTCATCAACAGTGTATTTACGTTGATTTTCAGGAATACCAAATAAAAACTGTTGAAGAAAGTTAGGACTAGGAGCTTCAGATGGCGTTACTTGCGTATTAGGAACAAAAGGTGATGCAAGAAAACCAAAGGGAGTACTTAGTTCTAATACTGAGCCAAGACCTCTTTTTTCTTGCTCTCTACCGAAATTAACAAGTGTTTGCTGTCCTGGAAAATTAAGACCTCCAATAAACCTATCAATAGCTGGCCCAACTTTATTTAAATTTTGTTCAATCGGATTCATGACTACCTCCAGTTTTCCATTAAGTACATGCGAGAACCAACAGCAGTGTCAGCTGGTCCAGGTAAAGCCTGAATAAATTCAGCACCTGATCGTTCGTAACGATAACGAGCTTGCAGGGGATCCTTATAGTTAGGAACATAAAGAATGCCAGCAAGTCGGTTAGTTTCATAGAGATAAATCTCATCCCAAACCTTGAGTGCATCCTTTGCATTACTGGAACGGATCGTACGATCAACGTCACCAACAATTGTCTCAATTCGAGTAGAAGGCGAATCGGCTACTTCCGTCTTCTTTTCAGCCGTATCACAACGACCGATTTGGATGATGATTTTATCGTAGAAGTAGGAATCAGGTACCGTATTCATTGCTTCTTCCAGACGGGCATAATCGCCTGCTGGCACGGAAACCGTGAAATAGCCAAGGTGATACCTGACTCTACTTTTATCAAAGTCAGATAACTGCACTTCTACCTTTCAATATCAACTAATTATAAATCGAACTAATCAAAAGAATCTGATTCAAATAGATGGTCCATCAAAGCTGCATAAAGTTGTGTTTTCATGTTTAATAAACAAGCCTGTTCTTCAGCGTCTCCGCCAGGCCATTTATCATGAGCATCTGCGACAACTTTATACAAAAGACGCAAAGCATTTATTTCTACCGAAATGGTAGTAATCATTTTTAGAAAGTTTAGAAATAAAAAATCCCCTGGTTTCCCAGAGGATCTTTCATAGAAGATGAATCAAACTCGAATCAGGTCAGCGGCAAGAACTGCATCCCAATCGACTCGTTTAATCTTTCTGAGTTGCTCGAGGTTATTGAACCTTTCACCCGATAAGGACATTTGCAAATCTTTAATCTCGCGAGCAGTCTTGAGACCAATTCCTTTAATATGATCAGCGATCATTTGGGCGGTGGCACCATTAATGTTCAAACGTGTATCGGGAGGAAAAGAACGAGGCTCCTCTTGAGAAGCAATGTCTTTTACTTGTAACGTTTTGACTTTTTTGGTTGCTACTTCATCCGGAACCAATTCAGTCTTGTAAACAGTAAAAAGGCGACCGTCTTGATCTTCGACCATGAACCAGTCGCCATTATCCCATTCACTAATGATTTTGATTCGAGCCCCTGTTTTTTTATGTTTATACAGAGGCGAAGTAGATGTTGCCATAAGACCAGCAATTAGCTGGTCTTAGTTTACATCAATCAGCTGACTGTGCGACCGATGATATAACCATCGATGTCTTCATAGCCAGGAGCATCATCAGGCTGGATGTAGCAAATCTCAACAACGAGATAACCCACAAGTCCTGCATCTGAATCAGCAGTGGAGATATAAACACCACCGGAAGTGCTGGTACCGTTGGCAGAACCCTTGGCAAACACCTTCATGGTAGTTGCATCAGTTGCCTGGTAGTGCAGAACACCGCCGGAGACACCTGCAGCACCAGTTGCAGTCAGGAAGGGGTTAGAACCAAAAGCTTGGCTGCCGCCTGCGAAGTAGATCTTCGTGGCTGCGTCACCAGAGGTGGTGGAGGTCATGTTGGCCTGGATAGGTGCCTCACCAACGCCAGAAGCAGCGGTAGGACCATGGGCACCAGCGCGACCGAATGAGATCACGTTACCGGTGGAAGCGAACACACCAGAAGCAACACGGCCATCACCCCAGCCAGAGGCCACGGAGATTGCAGTGCGATAGACGTACGCAGGCTGCGTAGCGCTACCGGAGATCACCAGACCGGTGATGTCAGGACGAGTGGTGTCCTGGCGGTAGGGAGAAGGAACAATGACGTTACCGGTAACCAGAGGATCACCTGACGTTTGGGTCACAGCAACATAACCACGTTGCTGGAAGTAACGATAACCAGGGATGGCCAACACAGAGGTAGGGCCACCGTTAGAAAGGTTCTTAGTTCCGTCATCGTTGGTATCGATATTCCGATACCAACCGTTCAGAGGTTCTGCCCAGTTACCTGGGTAGATTTTCTTAGCTGACAAATAAGACATTTATTTTTTCCTAAATAAATTTATGGATGATTATCAGACAGTGCCGTCGTCCTGAACGAAGCTGAATGCAGTGGTCACGAAGTCCTTATTGAGGATCTCGAAGCCAGCGTACAGTTGCCAAATCAGAATGATGAAGCGGCTGAAGTCGTCGTTGTTGTTGATAAGAACTTGTGCGTTCGGGCCGCCAATACCAACACCAATCGACTGAGGACCAAAGAAGTAACCTTGGGCAACTTCCTTAGAAGCGTAAGCACTACCACCATCGAAGGAAGCAGTAATGTTCTTGGTCGGGAAGTTGGTTGACTCGAAGAACTTAACGCCTTCAAACTGAACACCAGTAGGCATCACAGGTTCGCCAGCCAGGAAGTAGCCTTGACCAGCCTGAGGACCCATGTAGAAGCTGGCGTTGTTAGGCATCATGGGGTTACCCATGTACATGCCTTGGCCAGGGTTGCCTGCGTAACGAGCGATCTCGCGGAAGTCGCTGTCACGACGCAGATGCAGCATGAAGGTAGGATCGCAAATACAGCGATACAGACCATCAGAGAAGGTCGGCACGTTGCGCTTACGCAGATCCTTAACAACGTTCAGCAGGTCAGTACGAACCTGGAACTGTTGTACTTCATTACCGTATTCAGTAGTAGTGTAAGAAATACGACCAGAAGAGTCCTTAGTCTTACCACCAGCGAAGTAGTAACCACCTTGGCTTGTGGAAGCTTCACCGTTGGCTTCTGCTTTGGACAGTTCGTCAATGAAGACGCGGTCACGCCAACGACGGTAGTCATCCAGCAGAGTCAGAGAACCGATGCTCTGATGGAACATGTTCAGGTTGCCCGTATCCAGAAGCAGGCGCTGGGCCGTGATCAGGGTTTCGCGAGCAATCTTGAAGGTTGAAGGCTGAGTGGGATCACCCGGGTCTGCAGGACCGGTGTATTCCTTAAGCACCACCAGGACTTTCTCCTTGGTGATGTTACGGCTGTTTGCAGTACCGATCGTTTGGTCAGCAATACGCTCACGGCTGTCCTTGGTACCGGGGGTTCCCCAGAACTTGTAGCGATCGAGCTGCACGGTCTGACCGGGCTGACGGGTGAAGTCGTGGACGACCACAGGCTCCACCGCCATCTCGGCGATGTAGGCAGGATGCGGACGGTAAAGTTCCGCACCTAAAATCTTTGGAAAATCGTTATCAATGAACACTTTGTTTTATCCTCCAGTGTCGCAGGAAGTGTTTTTTATCGGATGAAAGATTCAGACATAAAGATGTCTTATCTAACACAAATTTTAGCAGTCGGTAATTTTATTCAATTACCGACTAACTATCATTCCATTACAAACAATTTGTTTGCAACGGTACCAGGCTGAACTTGGTTCAGAACACGCCAGGCGTTCTGAGGATCGCGTGCCATGGTTTCATTGAAATCACCCCAGAAATTACCGGGCTGTTGAGGTGCTTCTGCTGCCGGAGGAGCAGGCATCTCACCGTATTGAGGTTGTGCAACTTGCTCAGTGGGATATCCAGGTGTTTCGAGTTGAGCCTCGCTTTCGTACACCGGATAGGGACCTTCAGGACCGAAGAACTTAAGCGTGTAATCGCTCAGAACATCGGGATTGGTGAGGATTTCGTTGTAAGCAAGATTTTCTTGGTGCTCGTTTACAGAGAATCTTGCAAAACCATTCAGAGCATCAGCGGCGCGATTTCCCCACGCGACGGCGCTGTCCAGCATTTCTTCCAGCTGAAGAGCGTAATTGTTCAGAATCGCGGGAGCCTCGATCCCGAACGCGTCCACCACCTGACGGGAGTCCTGACTCATCCCCACGTAATCCGCGATTTCCTCCAAGGACGGACTCGAGGAGGTTTGGGAAGAGCTGGGCGAGGATTCCTGGCTGGGATATGAGATCGGCGGAGCCGATTGTGGCGTAGCTTGGGGGCTGGTTAACCCGTAATTGGCCGGGGTATAGGTCGTCTGAGCCGACTGTTGACCCTGGAACGGGGATTGAACTGGTGCGCTCAGAACGTTCACCACCTTGTTGAACGCCGATTCCCACGGATTGGAGGTCGATTCCGCCGTCGGAGCCGATTGGGACTGGGGGGCGTACTGAGACGGGGCGGATTGGTAGCTGGGGGCTGCCTGAGGTACCGCTTGGGGGTAGCTCGTACCCACCTGATAAGCCACCGGTGCCTGCTGAACCTGAGGTGCGGCTTGCACCTGAGGGGCCGGAGCCACGTAGCTGCTTGGAGCTACCGCTGCGGGCGACGGTTGGCTCGTCTGTGGGATCGATTGGACGGTAGCGTCCTGCATAACTCATCTCCTTTTGTAAGGCTTCTAATGTTCGATACAGATATGGCGTTAAATCCAATCTTGGATCCGCCGCCATCGGAAGGTCCGGTGATTGCGGGTGGGGGGTCTGCATCATGCCTCCCACTAAACGAGCGAACTGAGAATATGCACCCTGTAGCTCGTTTACCATCCTGAACGGGAACCCAGATAACATCTCGGCCCGTTCCTCATCCGTTTTAGAAGGGAAGAGGTATTTCAGTGCTTCAATGCTATCAACACCTAACTCTTGTAAATTTCTTACAACAATTGAGTTGTTGAGAATATCTTGGGTCGAATCCTCGTAAACAGGACCCGTCCAACGCCACAACATTGTAACGTCTCCGTCAGGAATAAGACCAGTTACTCCGGGAGGGATTTGCTGGGTTTGAACAGATGCCATCATTAATTGTTTGATCTGTTCGTTAAAACCTTCTAAGGCTGCTTCATATAAATCCAACTCATCGTCAGATGCATTCTCAGAAGGTCTAATTGGCTTTTCAATGCCAGCGGCAGCAGCCAATGACTCACGGAATAACTTTTCTTCTTGGAAAATAATTAACTCAAGACACCTACAGATGCCATGTGTGTAAATAGAATTAGCTTTTTTCTTAGACGTAGCAGAAACACGTCCGAATAACGACTTATATTCTGTTGCGGTAACGCCTGCAGAAATAGACAGTTCGTCAACACCTCCAAGTGCTGTACGGACTTCTTCTCTAAACTGTCGAGCAAAAGCGTTTTGGTCTCCAGTAATTGCATCTGGAACGATATAACCAACCCGATCGTTTGGTTCTAAGTTTGCAATAATACGTGGAACTCGAATCTGTCCATCTACACCACGGGATACAGGATCTTGCTTAAAAGCAGATCGACTCATTGGGTTCATACTGCTGAACCCTGAATTTGCAGCAATAGAAGGGCGCTGTACGACGCTATCTCCACCAGCGTCAATAAGATCTGTCTTGGGACGAGATGAAAGAAGAGTTGGATTACCAAAGAAGGTAATGTTCTTCCGCATAGTGCGGACTAGGTCGTCATGCGTAACGATTTGGTTTGCAAGAGCATCAAATTCTCCAAAGCCTTCCATGGAGAAGCCTTTTGGATTATTAAAAATCTCGACGCATGGAATAAATCCAAGCGAATTCTTAAACGTTTTAGATTTACCTGGAGTTGCAAAAGAAGGCATGTCAAACGACATTTCTCCTTCTGAATGAGTCTCTTCAATCTCGCCCGCTTTGATTGAAAGTTTTATGTAACGCTTAGCGCCTTGGTCACCTGAAACTGCAGTACCTGTAGCGTTAGTGACGTTAATGTTGTCACCGAATCCAAAACCACGTCGTACTTTATAGCTATAGATGATGATGACTTCTTCCAGTTCACCATCTACGTTATAGAACGTACGATATTCATGTTCTCGGAAATAATAAAGCCGATAGTTTTGTTTTGTTGGACGAATATAAAATAGACCTTTTCCGTCACACAAGAAATAATCCCAAATGGAATCCAGACGGGTATCCATTTGGTTGTACTTCAGGACTCGATCAATAAAGTCCTTGCGTTGACTGCCGAAATTATCCTGACTAGGAAAAAATTCAATTCCTTGGCGAATGCCAAAGAGTTTCATCTGTGCTAGATGAGAAGAAACAATGCTTGTATCTACAACGGCACTACCATCTTTATCGATGTATGCATCGATAATTTCTTTAAGCCTAGCATTGGTGGTAGATGCCATTAACTATTGTTCCTTTTCTTGATACTAGCAGTTATTTAAGAAACGTATTTACCCTGAAAACCAGGGGGGATTTGTCCAAATTGAGGACCTCTAAAGAACTGAGCGTTAGCAAGGAACTCAGCATTTTGAATCCCACCCATATTTCCAATAGCAGCAGGTAGATTGCTGGATCCAGGTGCCATAACTTGAGGAAGCTGTGGGCCACCTAACCTACGAAGCATTTGCTCTGCTGCTTCTTTTTCACCTCCAGCAGCACCTTCTTGCAAATTACGAATACCACGAATCTTCCTGGTGCGAGAGCTTTCGTTAATTGGAAAGCTAAGTCCCGCCAGGTTTCCTACTGCTCCTGCAATATTAGATTGACCTGCGTAATACATAATTTATTCACCTGATCTTTTTATTTTACTCTTCTATAACTTCATAACCACTAGAATCATTTACTTTATTTAGAACAATTCCATTTCCTCTAACGTCCCAATCAAGAATGTCTCCATCTTGCCAACCTAATTCTTCTACTAATTCGTCTGGAAAAGTAATGCAGCAGTCGCCATTGTTATTTTCTTCAATTTCGATAATGTAACTCATTTCGACAAAAGCTTTTCCATAAGCTTATCAAGCTTACTGTTAATCTGTCTAAAATTTTGATGCATCTCTTGGATCTCTCGTAGAAAATCTACTTTTAAAACATACTCCATGGGCATGTGATTAACTTGATCTTCCAAGACATCAATCCTCCGCTTTTGTGCGCTGATATAATCAAAAGCTTGCTGTATACGTTCTTGCTGTCTATCTAAGATCTTATTGGCAACCCAGGAGCCTCCTGTAATTGCCGAAATTATAGATGTAATAGCAATAGCTGCGTATTCTGGACCCACGACCCAAAAGCTTTTTAATAATTCTAAGATTAAAAATCAACATGAAGTTGACCTTTTCTTGCCAACCCGTTCACTAACCAAACAAGTGCGTCAACACAATCATCGTGGCCACTTACACCAAAATTAGTAAGCTCTTCAAACATATGCGTGAAGTTACGATAACGATTAAAAATAATCTTTCGATCTTCGAACATACCAATGATGCCACGGAATCGTGCCAACTTATCAGCACGGAAACCTTTAACGGGATGCCAAATTAAATTATATAGGTTTTCATTGTTTAGACAAACTCGTTTAAAGTCGGCTTCCAGAGAAGCTTGATACTGAACTGCTTCTGACCAAATGTCACAAGTTGAATAAGTTGGGAAATAATTACCGTTATCATCTCTACCTAAAATCGACCAATCATTGAGAAGCTCTTTCATTGCATCAAGTTTCTCAAGGTTGCCCATTACCCTGATCCGACGATAATCAATAATATGAATACGATCCTCGATACGACC